TGCCCCTGGCGGTGCTATGAATGGGCTGAGGGTTAGGATGTATGACAAACTGGCTAGACTGAATAACCTGGCTGATAAAGACGCCACGCCCAATTTTGAATCAATAGAAGATACTCTTATAGACCTGGCTAACTATGCAATAATAGGACTATTGGTACAAAGAGGACAGTGGGAAGGCGTTGAATAGTTAATGAGTGAGGCGTGGGTACAAGAGTATGATTTGTTAGTATCCACCCTTGCCATGGAGTATTCCAGAAAATACTCTATAGTTGAAACTGCAGATGTAAAACAGATTCTTTGGATGTGGTTCATTACCCATCCAAATAAATATACAGAGTGGTCTAAGTTACCACCTAAAGATAAAGAAAAATTAATTGCAAAGTCATTGCGTAATGCTGCTCTTAAATATTGTGAGCAAGAAAAAGCCCGTAAGTTTGGCTACGATATGGTTGACCTTTACTACTACGACCCATCAGTTATCGAGGCATTTTTGCCATCTATCCTGGCGGATAGTTATGAAATACCTAGCAAAATACAGGACCTCAACTTTAAGTTTGGTAAATCAGGAGAAGTAACAGACGGAAATAATTGGTTAGTTCTTAGGTCAGATATAGAAAAAGCATTCAACAAGTTAGCAGAGGCTAAACAAAATATTTTAAGGCTAAAGTTTACAACGGACAACTATGAGTGGAATGACTTAGCCAAAGAATTAAACACATCAGCAGACGGTGCACGCATGAGAGTTACACGTGCAATTAATTCCTTGATTAGAATCTTAGGTGGATGGCGTACCTATACAGATACAGATAACTTAGACGTTAAAGAAGATGAAGAAGAAGATGACACAAGAGCCTAGAGAAATAAAAGATTTATTTAAAAAGGATTACAGCAGGGCAATGGACCTACGTGGTAATCCTATAGGTGATATCTGTGTCTGTGGTTCAGAACTATTTACGGCTATAGTTGCTTTTGAATATGGCGAAATATGTTTCTACTTTTTAGATGGAGAATGTGTAGACTGTGGTTCATTGGTCACCCTACCTACACCAATAGACGACCATGGGATGGATTGTGATTAATGCCTTACTATGACTTTGAATGCAAGGTATGTGTGGTGGTGTTAGAAACAAATGATTCTGCTCCACCAACTTGTGCCTCTTGCGGAAACTTCATGACTCGTATATGGTCCTCTACACCAGTACACTTCAAGGGAAGTGGCTTCTATTCAACAGGAGGATAATGTTATTTAGTGATACACCAGCATGTCTTGGTATTGATGTAGAACTATTCTTTACTGAAGAAAGAGGCAACTATCCTCACCTTGCTGATATTAAAAAAATATGTAATACTTGTCCAGTACGAGTCGAATGCTTTGACTATGCAATAGATACCCTAGTCCATGGAATATGGGCAGGTACTACTAAAGAAGAGAGGGATAAGTACAGAAAAAAGCATGGCATTGTAGGTAAAACTGTTGTGCCAGCATCTGTATTTGATGATGCTTACTAAAATAAAAACAATATATTCTTTAACTCCACAAGAAGAAGCCACTGCAGTTGAGGTTGGATATCAAAGGCAAAAGCCCTATCTTGGTGACCCTACTCGTAATGTAAATTATTCAGAGGGAGACCTTTGGGAATTGTGGCAACATGCTGTCGCTGCTGGTAGTGAACTAGCATTTGCTAGGATGATTGGCAACACCACCTTTGTGCCTCATTTTAATAAATGGAAAAATGAATTAGATATTCCTGGTCTTGGTGAAGTTCGTTATACATTTAATGACCAACCAAAATTAAGATATACAAATAGAGATAATGATTCTCTCGTGTATATATTAATGGCTGATGGTATGCGTCATAAAACTAGACGTACTGCACCTGACTGGCTAGGAGTTCCATATAAAGCAATTGGCTGGCTGTATGGTAGTCAATGTAAAGTAGATATGTTTAAGTATAATGAAAAATCTTGGTATGTTCCCGCAGCATATCTCTCATCAATGGATACATTACCTTTGGAGCATAATGTCAAAACTATCTGACTTTGATTTAGATTTATCAGTTGGTCATGAAGGTGAAGGATTAGTTAATGAACTACTAACTGGTGGTAAAACTATAGAAGTTAAGACAGATTTAAAATGGAAAGATACTGGTAACCTATACATAGAAACAGTATGCTGGTCACATAATAACAATGAGTGGTATCCATCTGGTTTGTCATCAACTAAGGCTGAGTACTGGGCATTTGTATTAGAAGGAAGTGTGTTGTTAGTATTAACTGATACACTTAGAAGGGCAGTTACTCTTTGGGGTCACCCAATTACCTGTAACATACCACCCAACCCAAGCAAAGGTTATTTAATTAAACCAGAAAGAATTTTACAAGTCATACAAGAGTTGTCTAAGTAGAGGGGAACTGCTTAGAAAACAAAAAAGACCCCCGCTCCTAGTATTTCTACTAAGGCGGGGGTTCTTTGTGTCTATAAAGGGCCTTTAAAGGCCGATTAAGGGTATATAACTACTACTTAGTACGCCCAAATTCTGGCGCAGACTTGTCCAAAGCCTTCATAATAGGTCCTACTAGGCCAGCAAGAAATGCTGCAGACAATACCTTTGGGTCACGTTGACCTGCTGTGTATAGGGCTACTGCTGATGCTGCTGCTGCACGTAGGTAGGACATTGCAATTTGTTTTGCTTTTTCTTTATCAAACATTTGTTCTCCTTAAAGGAACTTAATTAATTCAGCCCAAGTTTTTGGACCTATGATTCCGTTAGAATCAATATTACCGTGATTGTCTTGGAACTTAATCACAGATGCTTTGGTCTTTGGACCATAGATTCCATCGGTTTCTAAAGCAAGGGCTTGTTGAACTATCTTAACACCATTGCTTTTATCTCCAGGTTTAATTGTTCCTGGAAATTCTGGAGCATTTGATACTGGCACTTTAGCATTAACTTCATTGCCTTTGTAGTTAGGTCTGCCAAAACCTACGATAGATACCATAACTTTATTTTTATTTTTGGTATAACCACGAGTCTTAACTGCTACCTCACCACCATTACGCTGGTCTCCTTTAGGATTACCAGCAGTATTACCTTCGATACAGACCACAGTTCCATCGTTATTGTTTTCAACTACAATACCAACGTGGGAAATACGGTCTACGTTATCTCCAGGAAAATCAAAGAATGCTATATCACCAGGTAGAGGTTTAGCATCCTTAGCATCGGTCCAAGTATTCATCTTCTTAAAAGCATTTGCACCTGCAACTGTTGATACACAGTTAGGTACTTTAACCCCTGCTTGGTTGGCACACCACATAACGAATGAGCCACACCAAGGTAGGAAGTTTGCTTTAGTAAAAGCACCATACTTGGTTTCATTATCTTTAGGACCTTCAATGGTCCCTACTTCTTTTTTAGCAATCTCAATGATTGCGGCAACTGTTCCCTTTGTCATTAGTTGTAGTTAGGGTCAATCTTATTTGACTTATCAGTAGCCTGACGATTCTCTACCTCTACATCTGCTACTGTCTTAGCACCCTTGTCTACTGCAGAGAAGGCTGCATTAATTTCATCAAGAGATAGTTTGCCATCATCCATAAATGCACGGGCTAACTTCTCTACTACTGCTGCTACTGCGGTAAGACCAGCAACAGTTACTGCTGTAATAGTATCAACACCAGCGATAGCACCAGCACCAATTACAGATAGACCTGATGCTGCAAATACAGCAACGATACGCATTAATACATTTTTAAGTGAGGCCATTATTCATCATCCTTTGGGTTACGTAAGTTGAAAGTAATACCCCATACAACTAGGGATAAAACAATTGCATAACCAACTACTGTCTTTGCAGAACCTTCAAGTACTACCCATGCAATAAACATGCCTAGTAATGTCCATAGTTGATTAAAGATATCTGAGAACCAACGCTTCATGGTTTCCTCCTATAAGCGGCTACAGCAGCAGCGGTTGCTCCTGCTTGGGTTGCAATATTTCCTGCAATGACTGCTGCGATAATAACCTTTTCAGATTCTTCTCGTACTTCTTCAGTCATGTCCGCCCCTACAGAACCAAGTGCAGCCAATGCCGCAACTGGGTTAGTAAATATTTCTTGTAGCATTGCTGCTGGGTCTTGTAATAATTGAATTGCTATTGCTACTTCTGCAGTAACAACTACACCGTTAGATAATTCAACTGGTGTATCGGGGGCAAGTGTTTCTAGGTTAGCCTCATCTACCTGCACTACCTCTTCAGTTGATTCTTCTTCTACAGAAGGTATCTCTTCTGGTATACTCTCTGTCTCAGGCGCCTCTTCTGGCGCTGGTTCGGGAGTATCTAATGGTTGAGGTTCTGGTTCTGTCAATGGTGGCTCTTGTGTCTCTGGCTCTGGGTTACTCTCTGGGAGTGTCTCAGGTTCAGGAGTTTGCTCAGGCATTGACTCAGGAATTGGGTCAACAAAAACAAATATTGGAGGGGCTGGAGTTGGAGTTGGCTCAGGTTCTACAGGAGAAGGAACGACTTCGGGCTGAACAGGTTCAGGCTCTGGCGTGGGATTTACAGGCTCAGGCTCCAAAACAGGAGCCTCTTCAACCTGAATAATATTTACTTCTTCTAGTGGGACAACAGTTCCATCAGTAAGTACTGCACCAGTACGTTCATTACCTGCTAATGGACCATCTACTGCATAACTATATGCAACAGTTCCATCTGTTTGAATTTGTGCAGTAATAATAATACTAGTTGTATCGCCAGTAAAGGTACCGTATGGGCGGTAGTTACCATCTACTTGAAAGCCACCTTCACTTACATTGATAATGAAGTGAGTATCTGGCATCTGTTGTGGTAGTACCCACCAGTCTTTAGACTCAATAGATATAGATGGAGTTGATGGATATGTCCAGTATGTACCATCTGGTCTACCAAATGTAATGACTGAGTTTGTAGTTGCATATACATTCTCATAGGTTAGGCCATCGTATACAACTGATACTGTCAGTGGTATCTGATATGAAACATCATCTCCACCAGCAGTAACAATGGTTGTAACCTCTGGTATATCTTCTGCCCTTGCTACGAAGGGAAATAAAAACAAAGCATTAAATACTATAAAACAAACTACTAAACTATTTTTTACCTTTAGAGATAATTGTGTAGATTTGGTCAACTCGGGTTTCCAATCGGGTAATGCGTCCCTCTAGGTTGTGTCCCCCGTTGCCATCAGGTTTAAGTTCTGACAGATAATGTTTTACTAGCCAGCGTATTGATGCTACAAAACTTCCTATAATAGTTGCAACTGATACCGCAATACCAGCCCAGTCAGTAGGCGTCATGTCATCATACCGTTCTAATAGTTATTTCAATTATCCCACCGAATCCATCAAACCTTCTGTCTGGTGGAGTCATGCGAGTAAATGAAATTTGCTCAATTATTATCTGACGAGTTTCGCCAGTGGTTAGGTCTTGCCAAGTGACAACATCGCCACCTTCTTCTATGTTTTCTAGTACTTGTAATCTTTGTAAGGCTGAACCCTCATAACCAGATATAACATTGTATCTATCTGTCTCTACATCAAA